CGTAGGGTATAGACCGGTCCACAGCTCGTCGAGACCCTCAACGTGCGCAGCCTCGTCTATAACAAGTAGTGAAAGCGCCTCTGAACGACCTGCATCAGAAGAAGTTGAAGATGCTTTAATCTGAGAGCCGTTTGAAAGCTCAAAAGAAGTTCTGTTATCAATAGAGATTTTAGCTATTTTCATCCACTCAGGTAGGTGCCTGTGTATTGATTTAACTTTTTTTACAAGATTTGCTGCTGTTCCAAATTTTGTTGCGATAACAAGTACATTCTTGTCTCTTCGGAACATCATCATCCACGCAACGTAAGCAGCCGTAATTGTAGAAATACCTAACTGTCGCGCTTTTAATACAACGTTAAAACGATGATCGTTAAAATCACTTATAAGTTCATCTTGAAACTCATAAGTGTTAAAAGGAATTAATCCATGAAGCGGATGTGAAATTTTGGCATATGTGTTGATAAAGTATTGAGCGTTTTTACCACACTTAACAACCTCTTTAAGTATTTCTTCTCTAGAAAGCTGATAGCTCATAGGCTGTTAACTGCCTTTTTGGTTTTTATTTGGAGCTTTTTGACCCCAGCCTCCCTGAGCAAGGAAATTCTTGAAAGCCCCTTCAAGACGCTCTTCTGAAGGTTTTTCATCCTCTTCAACATCATTGAGTCCGCCAACTTGATATGTTTTGCTAGAATTTACAAAAACTCTAACTCTGGACGTTGACTGAACCAAACTATCGCACTCACCGACAGCTTTTAAAGTTAAAGCATTGCCGGTTATTTTTTTATATTCTTTCTTAAGAAAACTGGTTATGTCAGACATGATACTTTCTATTTCGTTTTGAAAGTTTCCCTTGTAAACATCTTTCAGTTTAATTTCTGATTGGTAAGAAACAATTAGCTTATCACCACTAAAGCGCACTTTAAATCCATCCATGGTTCTATTATCGAGCATGGGATTACCTTCTTCTCTTTTTAAACCAATTTCAATTGGCTCCCCTTTATCGTCTAGGGCTCCATCATAACTATTCGCTGCTGCTTGAGCAACTCCTCGAATAACATCTAAACTTAACTGTGACATTTAATTATCTCCTATTTTTGGGCGCCAACCAGATTTCCAACGATCTTCTCGCCCTTCAACGTGTAGAACGTAGCATTCATAACAGCATTCATATTTGACCATGGATATATCATCATTAATTTTCGAACAAAAACTGCCGCAAGTGGGGCATTTTTTCTTTCCTTCTTTACTAAGTAGTTTTTTTGGCACTAAAAAACCATTGATTTCAACCTTTTCAGTTTGTTCTTCATATGCCTCTTCTTTTGCTGTCAATTCTTTAAGTTGTTCTATATATTCTTTCTCTTTTTCTTCATCCCAAGAACTAGCCGGATTTTGCACTGCTTCGGCGCCATATTTTTGCTTTATTGCTTTTTCAATTTTGGCTATGTGATCCCAATCTTTTTCTTTCATTTTATTCTATCACCAAGTTCCCATCTTCCCAACGTAAGTTTACCTCACCTTTGATGTATTTGTTAATAGATTCCATATAAAAATCTACATCTTCTAATGGAAAGTCTCCACTGTCTATTTTGTCAACCAACCACTGTACAACTGAATTTGCAACAAAAGCTCTTTTTCCCAGATAATAAACATTGTCTTCTATAAAATAATCTGGATCTGTTTGTTTAATTGCTTCTATTACAAGCTCTCTATTTTTTTGTTTGTTATCAATCATCACTTATATTAAATAGAAAAGGTCGGCAGATAACTGCCGACCTTTTCGTTAGTCACCAAATAACAATGTTACTTGTCTTTAAGGCTCTCGACAATCTTTCTCAGATTCTCGATTTGACCTTGCTGTTGCTTAACAGCTTCGACAAGAAGAGCATTCATGCTTGGGTAGTCCATTGCATATCCTTTCTCGTCACTACCGTGTACGAGAGCAGGAACAACATTTTTAACTTCCTGAGCGATGAATCCGATATCAGGCGAACCGTCTGCTTTCCAATCATAGCTAACACCACGGAGTCTTTGAACGGTGTCAAGGGCATTATCAAGAGTCTCGATATTATCCTTTAACCTTTCATCCGAGTATGTGATGAAAGAAGCAGCCTGAAGGCTCGTACCAGTATTGAAAGTTAACTTTCCACTAGAGTGTGTTGCTGTAACGTTACCAGCGGCAAAGTTAATAACAGCACCCGAAGCCAAGAACAGGTCGGAGAAAGCAGTACCAGAAACACCAAGCGCACACTGATCGTTAGATCCTGGCTTGATGTTTGCTCCAGCAGCACTTAAAACAATATCGGCTGCGGCAACGACTTTAACATCAGTATCTTTCTGAATGTAGTCAGTACCTGGTGCACCACCAAGACCGAGCTTGTTAGTTCCTTCCATAACTAGGTCACCACCATCAACCTGCAACTCATTGGATGCATTTGTGATAGTCATGTCACCAGAATCGAAGTTAATAACAGCACCGTCGCCCAAGAAAAGATCCGACCATGCAGTGCCTGCGGCACCTAATGCGTCAGCGTTATCACTTCCTGGTAGAACGTTGTTTCCACCTGGGTCGAGAACAATGTCAGCAGCAGCGATAACCTGAAGGTTTGTCGAGACATCGATGTAATCAGAAGCACTGTCAACCTCAAGGCGAGCAACACGAGTGTTACCACCAGCAATGTTTAAGAGGTTAGAAGAGTGTGTCATTGTAACATCACCGTTTTCAAAGTTAATTACACCACCAGTGTTTAAGAAAACGTCCGACCAAGCCAAATTAACATTACCCAGTGCGCAGCCATTGTCTGCAGCTGGGCTCAAAGAGCCAGATCCAAGCTTAACGTGCGATGTACCACCAACATTAAAGTCTATAGTTCCGCCATTTCCACTGTTATGGTTGTAAAGTACAGAACCAACAGTATCACTATCAGTGCCACCAAACTTAAGTCCAGCGCCATTAGAATTTGATGAGTTTGAACCAGATGCAACAGTGATTATCTTATCGACAACTTCAAGAGTTGTTTCAGTTTTTGTAACACTGTTAATCTCATTAACATCAAGGATATCAATTTTTGCATATGAAGCTGTGAAGTGAGTTGCTGTAACATGTGCATTTGTATCAATACTCAAAGCAGTTGTAGTACCAGCAGCAGTACCCTTACCGATCACCAGCTTGTCAGCCGAGTCATCAAGAGCAACGTGATAATCAACCGCGTTTCCGTCAAAAGCAAGCATGGTGTCTTCAGCGCCAGCATCTCCAAGAACAAGCTTTGGATTTGTACCAGCGATAACAACACCAGCAGCAGGCTGATGGATGCGAAGTTGGTCTGTGCCATTCTCATCGTACTCAATCTTGGCATCGTCTCCGGTGCCGAAGTGTACCGCGAGATCATCTACTATGTGTAAACCAGTTGCTTTGACAGATAGCGCATCAACACCTCCAGCCTCGAACGTAATAACGTCATCAGCAGAAGCTCGGATTGAGGTATCTTGATCGTCATCTAAGTCAATGCGACCTTGACCATCTAAGTCAATGTTATCAACATGAAGCTTCGACCAAGCAAACCTTCCAGCAGCACTGTGAGCACCAAGAGTTACAGTACTGTCAACTGATGGGAATATTCCGCTAAAGTCGTTACCACCAACAGTAATCGCTCCACCAGAAGACTGGTTTGTAACGAATGTCAAGTAATTGTTGGCACCTTCTTTGATCTCCAGAGCTTTGGCAGAACCAGAGGCAACGAAAATATCAGGAGTTGTAATTCCTGCACTAGCAGTTAATTGTCCAGCTGCAGTGATCACGTCAGATGTAGCATTACCAAGAGTAACATTGTCATTGAACGTAACTCCTCCGCCATCGAAAACCAATGCATTGGCAGAGTGAGTTATTGTAACATCACCACTGTGGAAGTTAAGGACAGCGCCAGAGGCTAAAAAGAGGTCAGACCAGCCAGTACCTGCGACACCAAGTGCAGCGCCGTCGTTTGAGCCAGGGTGTACATTACCGCCGGCTGGGTCGAGAACAATGTCAGCAGCAGCAACGACTTTAACATCAGTGTCTTTCTGAATGTAGTCAGTGCTTGGAGCACCACCAAGAGCAAACTTGTTAGTTCCTTCCATGACCAAATCACCGCCATCAACTTGTAGTTCGTTGGATGCATTTGTGATAGTCATATCGCCAGAATCAAAGTTGATAACAGCGCCGTCACCTAAGAAAAGATCCGACCATGCAGTACCTGCAGCGCCCAGTGCATCAGCGTTATCGCTTCCTGGTAGGACGTTGTTTCCGCCGGGATCGAGAATGATGTCGGCAGCTGCAATGACTTGAAGATTTGTTGAAACATCAAGATAGTCGTTTGCGCTGTCAATTTCAAGACGTTCAACGCGAGTGTTACCGCCGGCGAGAGCAAGTAAGTTGTTGGTTTGTGTCATGGTGAAATCACCATTATCAAAATTAATTACCGCGCCTTCGGCTAAAAACAGATCGCTGAATTGCCTTGTCGTGCTACCTAAGTAAGCGCCGTCATTTGCATCAGGTAAAAGACCTGTTGTTACTGTGACAGTACCGGTAACAGCAAGAGCTGTGTTAGCCTGAAGAACTTCGGCGCCAGCAGCACCATTTAGGTACAGAGCACCTTTTGTGACTGGTAAACTTGAACCTGACAAGTTTTCCAAGTCAATAAATTTTCCGTATGTGGAATATTGTTGTGAAAAAGCCATATATTAAACCCTCCATAATTATGTTTTATTTTATAGCATGAATAAGGCACACGGGTACCCTATTCGCTTTTAAATAGTGCCTCAAAAGCTGTTTTTTCTTTTGGTGAGGGAATAAAAATTTGCCTTTTTAGCTTTCTTTTTTAATATCAACAGCATGCGAAACAACTTTTTTTTCTAAAAAATCAATTTTAGTTTGTAATTCCTTTACACACTCTATTAAAAGGGCAGTTAATTTCGGGTAATCCAGAGCAGCCGGTCGATTATTGTCATAGCATACAATTTCTGGCAGCACCTTATGTACTTCTTCAGCTATTAGCCCTATCTCTCTTTTGTCTGTATCTTTCCAATCAAAAGTCACCCCTCT